TCTGTACATATCTGTAAGCAGCTAGACATTACCTCTTGCTCATTACTTAAATAATCTGCTGATTGAAAGTTAGCCTCAGTCCAGTTTTCTTTCTCGGTTACAGCATCCATAACAAACAGTTGGAAATTGTATGTCAAAGAAGATAGCCCTGTTGTTACATTTACTGGGTTTATATGGAATAATGGAAACAAAGTATTTCCCATATCTATACGCCAAATATCCCCTGTGGTGGTGGTGTTAATCTGTTGGTGTTCCACCCCGAGTTGCTTGAGGGTATCAATGGCATTATTAAAAGTCTTATTATCTATCATCTCTATTTACTGTTTTACTTAAATTTAAATCTGTTTCATAACTTAACCAAGTTAAGCACTCTAATAAATTCAGCTTAGTTACTGCATCTAAATTTACTATACTTTCGTTACACAATCTATGCATTACTCCGAACCAAGACCATCTACTTGCAAAGTCTCCGTCTGTAATATTTTCGTTTCCTGCCTCTGTTCCGTTAAAAATAATTGCGTGATCTCTAACAATACCGTCCCTAAAGCGTAAAAAAAAACCAGCACACTTTGTACTTGACTTGCTGACATCTTCCCCATTACCTCCGCCCTTATTTTAATATTACCATCATAGGCTTCTATAGTATATACATCCTCACTTTCTCCTCTCTCTATAATAGGTCTAAACAATATAGCCACTAATTCAGGTAAGTTCTTTTCAACACCTTCTTTTATTAAAGTCTCAATATCTGCATACTCACCAAGGGTAATTTCTGAAAGATCAGGATGCATTCCGTATTCAACTCCATCTATTTCAATAACCTTTTTTAATATTGTTTCCTTCTCTCCCTGTACCTCTCCCATCTTACTTAGTATGGTAGTAACATCTCTTAAAGATAATTCCTTAACTAACTTTCTAGGAATATCTGTTAATAAAGCTATTGTTTCTTCAGCCTCTTTTGCATTGCTCCCTTGTGATATATCAGTTAAAGCTATCCAAGTTTCCAGAGTTACATCTTCCCAAGAGTTGATTGTGCTATAAGTCTTTTCCTTCCCTTCTTTTTTAATTTTTACTTTCATAGTAGTGTCTGTGTATATTAAAGAAATAGTTAGTTTTTAGTTTACTGTTTGTTTTATTAGTGTATATTTGCTGCGTTCTTCATATTCTTTCTTGTTAAAAGGAGTTGCTTATAGTCAGTAGGATAAACCTAAAAACTTTAAGTAGCTCCTTTTTTTATTGCACAAAATACTTTCCGGCATTAGGATTGTCTAAATGATAAATGACATTATACCTTATTCCGTCTATGGCGTGGTTATATGAATCCACATATAATTTAGATGACTTATCACTATAAATATAATTGTTCAGCTCTTTAGCTATGTTAGTTGATTCAGGACTTACTACTAAATGATAGTCTTGCATTCTAGTTATACCACTTTCAATAGTTCCTTTCTTTACAGGCTTAATATTTACGCCTAAGTGTTTTAAATCGGCAATAAGGCGTGGCTCAGAACTGTCTGCTATACAAAGTGTATCTGCTACTTTATCTAAAATGATTGCAGCTAATTCGTGTGATTTTAAACCATTACGATAAACTTCTTCTTTAAGATATATCTTTTTATGCTTCTTATCAATAGCAACAGAAGTTAAAGAATCAGGATCTATTGAGAATCCAAAATCAAGACCACAAGAAACCTGCAAGTTATCAGGATTAAACTCTCCTATACTCCAATTATCAAATACCACCCCCTCTGCTTTGTCTAGCCACCCCCCTAAGATTTTGTGAGTGTACTTCTTAAAGTTAGTATGTTTTATAGTCTTAATACGCTCTAGGAAGCTCGTAGAGAGATTATCTTCATTGTCTAGGTATGTACTATGGATATAGCATACATTGTCTTTAACGCCATTAAAACCGCCTTCAACACCTTTGTCCTCAAAAAACCTTTTGTAAATCCAATGCTCTTTAGTAACAGGGTTTAATATAAGTATGATCCTATTCTGTATGTTCTTTTCTCTTATGCTTAAGTCTATTGTGTCAAATATATCTTCATCAACAAGTTCTTCAGCTTCATCTAATACCCAAGTTGAGATTCCTTGCAAAGACTTTAGACTAGCCGTTTGGTTTCCTGCTGAAGTCCTTATCCCTCTAAATAGAATGTCAGAGTTGTTGCTTTGATTTAATACTTCTGCTTTATTAATACTAAAGACATCATCAAAACCTAAAAGCCCTATCTTTTCTAAGAACTCAGGAATGATTGATAAGTGAGCTGATGTCATTGTGAACCTTGTAAAGAGTATTCTAATACCCTTTGCCATAGTAAGTAAAGTTAGAAAGACTGTAACAGCGTAAGACTTTCCTGAACCCCTACCGCCTGTTATAATAAAGTACCTAGCTTTAGATTCAAATAAGGGGCTGTATTTCTTATTCAGTATCAGTTTCAACAAATGTTATTACAGGCATATTGATAGCTTTGTCACCTGAAGTTATGTCTAGTCTATTTGTTTCATTCCAACCAAGTCTAGTCTTAGCAGCGTGTATAACAACTGAAGGTACTTTGTCCTTAACACATTCATAATACTTAGACTTAATAAAATCTTGTTGTATGTTTTCTATTTCTTCAACCTGAGCTGCAAATTCTTCATCTTCTTTTAGCCACTTATAAAAGTTTGTTCTGCTTAGGTCAGTTGCCTTTAAAGCTGTTGTTATTACTCCTAGACTTGACTCTAATGCTTTGAGCATTCTCTCTTTGTTGATTTGTGTTCTATTCTGTTCCATTGTATATTATGTTTTTTAGTTCTTCTAGCATATTAGTTCTTGCAGTTGCTTCATTCATTCTCCAACTTTTTTGTATTGCTAAATGTTTGTCAAAATCTTTATTGCATTCTTTTATTTTGTTCTGTAAATCTTCATAACCTTTTACTATATAATCTTCTACTTGTTCTTTGTAATAATTAAGCTCCGATTTGTTAATTGTATTTCTACAGTTTACATCAAAGAACACTACATTGTTACAAAATCCTGCTTCATAGTATCTATTAGCTAAGTTATTAAATACTTTATGTGTATATTTATCTTCTATATATAACTGATACTTAAAAAGATTAAGCGTTTCTTTGTTTTCTTCCCAAGATAGTTTTTTTATTAATTTTGCAGTACACCCTATATGCCTGTATTTTTTAAAGTTTTTAGAAGTTGTGCTTAAACACAAATCTTCTTTAAGATACTCTTTGCAGTATTCAGCTCTATCAGTTCTAAATGTACCATAATAAACACAATCATAAGGCTTATCTTTTACTTCATTAGGCTTCTTTGAAAATAACAAGTTTAGATTGAGCATTATCTCTCCTTCTTCTTCCCAATTTTTAATGTGTGTTACATTTTTATCTTTTAGAAAAGTATAGTTAGCTGATATTGCATATTCATTTAATATCCAAAAAAATCTTGCTTCATTATTATTATCTGCTATTTGTTTCATTTGTTTAATAGGTGAATAATAGTTAGAGTAAAAAATTAATATCGTATCAAACTTTGTTTCTAAATGTTTATTATATTCATTCTCATTATATATAAAAGTGGCATCTAAGTAATCAGATATGATTAAAGTGTTTCTAAAGTATGCGTCTATTCTTTTGGTGAAGTATTGTTTTTTTAATCTTCTTTCATTTCCGAATATAGCTATTCTCATAAATCTAAAAGCTCTTTGAATTTACTATAACTTGTTTTAGTTCCTGTAAGTTTAAGTTTATCTTTTAGTTCTTCAAGCTCTTTTAAGTTTTCACATTTGATTATGAAATTTACATCTTCATTAAAATCAATTACTTCTTCAATATCTTCTATGTCATCTTCATTTTCCCAAACATCTAATCCCCATTCAGCAAGTTGTACGCTATCCCATTCGTTTGCTAGTATATCCCATTCCCATTCTCCAAAGCCTACATTGTCCTTTACGATAAACTCTTTCTTCTGATCTTCAGTAAATCCTTCAGCTACTTCTATCCATACTTCTTTAAGCCCTGCATCTTTACTAGCCTTTAATCTCATATTGCCACCTAAGACCATCATATCTTCATCAACGACTATTGGTCTTATCTTTAACATTTCAGGAAACTCTTGTATTGACTTTACTAGCTTTTTAAATTTATCGTTCTTAATGATTCTAGGATTGCTTGGATTTCCTTTGACCTTACTTATCTTAACTTGTTGCTTCATAGTATTATAATAGAATTTGTTGTTATTTATTTAGTAATCCTCATTTATTCCCCTATCTCCTACCAGCTTTTCTTTAGCTCCATCCCATAGCTTATCACCTCTTTTTTTTTTACTTAGTGATTCTTCGGTTCTGATTTGACTAGGCATTCCTTCAAGTGGTTTGCTATCCATATACTTTCCACACTTGCACAAAGCCTCTTTAGTTTCCCACTCCCCATCTATGTAAACTATTGTAGCTACTGATAGGTCTTTAGTCTTTCCACACTTGCATTTATATAAAGTCATTTCTTAGAAGTTAAGACATCTAGTTCAAAGTGTAAATGATGTATAGCCTTTCTAATATCTTCCAGCCCTCCGTCCTCGTGCTTGTTCTTTGATCTTAGCAAGTAAGTAACAGCCGTTCCGATATTATAGCTTAGGTCAAAATTAGACACTACGTCTTTAGCCATATATCCGTTCTTTCCTTTATAGTATTCAGGTATTTCTTTTGTCATAGTTTCATAGTAGTTAGTTGGTATTGGCATCTTCTATTTCTTTTAATAATTGTACTGGGGTATAGATAGGTAAGTCATCATTGTAATTTTTATATATACAAGTAAACTGTTCGTTCTTGCCTTGTTTCCAAGTCCAGAGAGTTTTGGTTGCTTTCTCAATTTGTTGTTTTAAAACCCATTTAATTGTCTTGTAAGTCTTTGTCATTGTTTTCTTTTTTTATATTTAGTTCTATTGTCTTTTACATAATTTAGTGGCTGTTTAAATCCGAACATCATTATAAAACTTCCTTTTGTTTCAGGGCAGTATAGTTTTGCTTTAGTCATTGTATTTATTATATAGTTTTTTTATTCCATCAAAGCAAGTTGATAAACAAGATCCGCAACTTGTTCCTGTTCCATAGTTTGTATTGTAGATTGTATTGTATAATTCAATCATTTTCTTTTTAGCTGCTATATTTTTTGCCCTTCCTGTTTTTAAGTCTTTCCATAAGTCTAATATTTCATCAATCATTTCTTGTGGCAAGTCATCAGGAGCTTTCATCTCAGTAGTCTTAGCCCAATACTTGTGTGGACATTCCTGACTTCCAATCCTTGCCTTGATTTTCATAAAACAAAGGCATCTTTTACATTGACCTAAAGTCTTGGAATAGTAAACGCATTCCTTACAGATAGCTATTCTGTCTTTATAGACTTCATCAGTAACAAAAAACTTATTCATTTTAAAATATTATTACCATACTGTCGTGCATTCCTGCTTTGTTTTCTACATATTCTCCAAAAGTATTGACACCTTTAAATTTAATCCTTTTATAAACAAACCTAATTTCTTTTTGATTAGGCAAAATATAATGATGAAACAATTTTGTTGATGTTGATACAGGTAAAAGCATAACACATAGTTTTTCTTTCTTACTTTCTTCTATAGCCTTTATTACAAAAGCCTCTTTTAATTTTCTTGAATAAGGAGGATTTATAAAATTTCTATCCCCCCAACTTATATCTAATCCATCCCATTTATTTGTATCGTGCTGTAAAGGACAAGGATCAAAATTAAAATCAAATTCATTATTAAGTTCGTTGTATATGTAATCAGGAGTTCCCCAATCGTCAATGTGTTTTATATTTCTATTTTTCACTTAATTCTTTTTTAAGTATTGTTCTTACTTTATCTATTGTAGTGAAAAGACTGTTGCGACTTATTCCTGTTTTCTTTGCGAGTGTATCTAGTGTGTTCCCCTCGTAGTAATAAAGTTGGAATATTTTTCTATCGTACCAATACAGGTCATTTAAAACTAAGTCAATCTT